CTATCTTAATAGACAAATTGCACTACAATATGAAAACATTAATAGGATACCCCGTTCAGACCGATGCCAGTAGTGCGGCTACGTTTGGATGGGGTTTTCCTATTTACTAAAACTGACATTATGAGCGTTAAACGATTAGTCAATAGCCGCACCTGGTCGGACAAATGGGTAGAGACGCTATCAACAGTTGAAAAACTGCTCTGGCTCTACCTGCTGACCAACGATCAGACCAATATGCTGGGAATATATGAGATCACCCTGAGCCGGATGGTATTTGAGACCGGATTAACAAAACCTCAGGTTACCGGCGCGCTGAAACGATTTGAGCAGGATAAGCGGGCACACTATTTTTTCGAAGAATGGATTTTTATGGTCAACCATTTCAAAAATCAAGCTTTCACGGATTCGGGAGACAAAAAGAAAAACAACATGTTGAAGTCTGCCGAGGCATTATATTACAAATTGCCAAAAAACGTACTGGAAAAACTTGATTCAATGGGGTTCGACGCCTTTGAACGGCTTTCGATGCCCTTGCAACGGGGTCCCGTATTAGATGTTGATAAGGATATAGATGTTGATAGTGATATAGAAAATACCAAATCCAATTGGAAAACAGATTTTTCGATCTATCTCAAAGAATGTAAGGCCGCTTACCGGGAATTCGGACAAGATACGGCATACATAGAAACCCAATCCCGGCTTAATCCGGGGGTAAACGTACCTCTGTCGATTGAAAAGGGCTATACCAATTTTTGGGGTACGGAGGCGGGATGGAAGTTTAAGAAGCGAGCGAAAACGAAGGTTATCGACTGGAAGTCAACAATAACCACATCCATAACACTGCCACAAAACAGGGTATATTTAACCAAAGAAGAGCAAGCCGCACGATGAATAACGAAGACCTAATAATTTCCTGTATCCTGATTGATACGCGGGTTCACGATTCGGTAATACCCTCCCTAAAACCGGAATATTTCAGCCTTAGGCGTGAAATTATAGCCAAAATTATGGACATGTATTCGATGGGAAACCCTATCGACCTATACACCATGATTGCTGTCTTACCGAAATTCCGTGATGAAATTCTGAGAATTCAGACCCTCCTTGCTTCGTCTGCAAATGTTACGGCTTATGTTGCACAGCTTAAGGATGACTATATGCGAAGCCAAATGCGGGTCTGGTTCGGGGCTGAACTCGGTATTGCTGATGATCCATACAACTACCTGGATGCCAAATTAGAGCACTTACAGGAGCTTCGGGATAAGGTGCTGGGTAAAAACGTCGTATCGCAAAGGAGGTTATTGCCGTCCGATATTGAAGGAATTTTGTTGAACCAACGAGTTTCCACCGATACTGAAATTAAAAGTCCGCCTATTATAATGTCAATTAAGGATATTGACGGAGCAATGGTTACGCATAGGAGAATGCTTACAATGTCGAATTTTAGTTGTATCATAGGTAAGGCAAAAAGTCGTAAAACAACTTTATTAAGCATGATATGTGCCTCGATTCTAAACCCGTATGTCAATAAAAAATTCATTGGATCAATGCCGTCCGGTAAAAACAAAACACTGTATTTTGATACCGAGCAGGGCGCATACGACTGCTATAATACAATTAGTCGGATTGAAAAACTGGCCGGAAAGAATTTAAACATATTGGCCTACTCGCTCCGGGAATTTGCTCCATCCGAGCGTTGCCAGATTATCGAACAGGCTTTCGTAATGTGGGGTGATGAGGTGGGGTTTTGCGCGATTGACGGTATCGCTGATCTGGCCTATGCGATCAATGACGAGATTGAGGCCACTCGCGTTAGCTCTATGTTGTTGAGACTAACAAAGGTATATGATACTCATATTTGTGTAATTATACACCAGAACAAAAACGATAATTTCGCAACCGGGCACCTCGGTTCAAGCATCATGAAAAAGGCTGAGTTAATAATGTCTGTTACAAAAGGAAAATCTAATAAAAATATCAGCCAGGTTAATTGCGATATGATTAGAGGAGTTCCTGATTTTCAACCATTTGATATTATTATTAATCAGGATGGATTACCAGAAATTTGTGATGGGTTGTCTTCAACCGTACAGCGTCAACCAGATTATATGAGGGATGATGAAGATAAATTTTAAAAAAATACAATTATGAAATTAGGATTTGATGAGGTTTATGTGATAACCAAAGACAATATCATCATTGAGTATGAGTGTCTTTACGATTCGATTTCAGCCGACAATGAGGTTGAAAGGTTAAGAGCCATCGGACATATTACGGCAAGAAAATTAACATTAGAATACGCCTATGAAAATGGATTTACCAACATACAACGCGCCGGACTTTAGCCGCCCGGTGCGGGACTATTCAGAATCACAAAATAATAACGCATTTTAATGAAACACATTAGCCTATTTTCGGGCATTGGTGGTGCGGAATTGGCCGCTGAACAGGCCGGTTGGCACAATGTTTTATCGTGCGACATTAACGAATTTGGGAATAAAATACTGCAATATTACTGGCCCGATGCCTACCATCACACTGATATTCATACCTTAAACTATGACACAATTAACACTGAACTTACTCGAAGATTCGGGGATTGGAGAAACGAACCTATCATCATCACCGGTGGATTTCCCTGTCAGCCCTACTCGGCAGCCGGAAAAAGACAGGGCACAGAAGATCCTCGCCACCTCTGGCCGGAGATGCTTAGAATCATTCGAGAGGTATCCCCGGATTGGATCGTGGGCGAAAACGTTTTCGGGCTTACTAATTGGTCAGGCGGGTTGGTATTCGAGCAAGTGCAGATTGACTTGGAAGCTTGTGGGTACGAAGTACAACCGTTTATACTTCCGGCTTGTGGTGTCAATGCTCCGCACAAAAGGGATAGAGTCTGGTTTGTTGCCCACACCAAGAGCAATGGAAATATCAGAATCGGACGAGTGCACGATAATAAACAATCGGGCAATACGAAGGAAGTCGGGTGTGGACTTTGGGATAAATCTAACAACAATGGCAAAATTCAACCTACTGCCGACCCCATGCGCAACGGACAGTCCAGACAAAAACACGGGCAAACGGAATCAGGACGGTTTACAAAAACGGGCATTCCAACAGACTGGTCAGACTTCCCAACTCAACCCCCGATTTGTGGCCGAAATGATGGGGTTTCCAAAAGATTGGACGGTGTTACCTTTCCAAAATGGCGAAACGAAAGCATAAAGGGTTACGGTAATGCATGGGTTCCGCAGGTTGCATTGCAGATATTTCGGGCAATAAATGAATATATCGATTCAGTGCCGGGAGGCGAAGAGGCGTTTTGAAAAATCAATATGGAAAGAGAAGAATTTATAAAAAAGCGTTGGCAAGGATATGAGATAATTCTGTATATGCCAAAACGAAAAGATGGTATTGAAGTGGAATGCATGCTGTTAGCTGTTGATTTTGAAAACGAATTATTTCAACTTGAACCAATCGATAAGGAAATTTATGAAGATGAAGCGTTTTGGGCAAGGGTTGAATATTGTAAACGCCCACCACATAAATTAAAGGTTGTTAAGCGATGATCTTATTTAGAATGATTCTAAATTTCATTATTAAGTGAAAATAATGCAAAAAATATTTGCACAGTTCAAATGATGTTTGTATCTTTACATCAACAAAGAGAAACAAAAAACAAAGATCATGAAAACATTTCAAGGCAACCGAATTATTGAACCAACTGCACCAATGCCAAAAGTTGGGCAGATATGGCACCGGACAAAAACAAACGAACTGGTTAAGGTTATTGATATAACCAAAACTGCAACGGAAACTATTCAATGCACAATGCTAACGGAAGGTGACGATAAAATAACCGTTGGGTTGGGTTGGCTTGACAATATTGCTTATGTTTTTATTGGTACAGTAAATTAAAAACTTTACAGCTGCCCTATCGGCTACACGGGGATGGGTTCTAACTAATTTTAAAAGCAATGACAAAATTTGATTTATTTAGAGAATTGTTGGCCTTATCTTATGAGGCCGACAAAGTGGAGATAAGCGAACAGGCTGGACATCTGGTTGTAGAAGAAGACAATGAGGATCATCTGCTCCACGGTCGAGCCATTATGAACATGGCTCACGTATGCCATCTTTCTGCTTATGTTTTTATCGAGAATGATAAACCTAAAATGAGGGTATTCTGATGAGGAAAGACTATTTTGTGTCCGGCCTTACCGACGGTTGCGAGGATGATTACGATGAGGATCCGATCGCCGAGGACTGGCACCACACATTCCGGGACGGCTCGGAAATCGCGCTCCGGGACTTTGAGGAGCCGATTATTTCAGGCCCGCGCAAATGCCTGGCCCGCGAAGTGGCGGACTGGATCGAACTGAATGAGGCCGATATGGATCAGTCAATACATTATATACTAACTAATTACAAATCATGAGCGAAAAGAAATACAGAATCAGAATCGAAGAACTGCAAGCAGAGACCGGCGTAACCGATAAGGAATTATCCGCGGCACTCTGGCCAGATGCGAATAAACGTGTCCGATACGAGATGTTACGGAACTGGAAAAACAAGTCGGTTGGGTCCATAAAACTCGAGCAACTTCAATCACTTTCTGAACTATTCGAAACTACAAATCTATCAAAATTGATCGAAAAGCTATGAAAAAACAACCCATTCCGACCAGCGAAAAGATTATGTACATCTGCCTGGCCGTTGTGATTATCTACATTGCAATTAAAACAGGATACGACTTATCACACCATTATCAGCCGATGCCATGATAACCTACCAGCCAGATTACAACGATCAGGGTCACCGCCCGGATCAGCGAGAAGGGGCGTATAAGGTCGCTACAATCTGCGTCATTGCATTTTTCGTGTTTATGTTATTTTTCATTGCGACTTCCTGCTCAAAACCGGATAAGGAAGATTGCTACGCTTGCACCCAGACCATTGCAGGCTCGCAAACAACAGTGATATACTTTGATGTTTGCGATGTGAGCGAGCAGGATATTGCCACCTTGGAACAGAAATTAGATTGTAAGTGTGTTAAAATCAAATAATCATGAAAAAAATGGATAAAAGTACAATGTTTGGCTTGTTGATATTAATTATGTTCGCAGGCGGATGTGGATTTATACTTTTGAAAAATTATAGACTGGATCACCCTAAACAGGAGATATCAGATAAGCCTCAGATACCTGATGATCAATTAATTTCGGAAAATAACCTGTCGTCAAAACAAGACTCTATAGAGAAAGTAAAAGCCGACAGTTTACAAAATTTGATCACTATGGAAAAGGAAAGAGGGGCAAAAATCTGTAGAGAAAGAGGTCATGTGTTTGAAAAATGTGAAACTCCTTTATATAAGTTGGTATGGAAATTTAAATATTTATCTTCAGGTAGTTGCCGTAGTGGCATCGCATTTTCAGGCGGACAGATAATAAATGATGAATATCCAGAAGCAACACTGAAAGACTATCCAGATCGTTCCGAACTGGTCAAAACAGTAACAGAAGAGAAATATTGTTACCGGTGTGGTGAAACAATTAAAACCACAACCGAAGAAGTTGTAAAAACAATTTGGAAAAAATAATTATGAACTGTCAAAATAACGATTGTCCGCTTCGGAAAATCTGCTATCTGGCAGAGGCGGACGAAAGAGAGATAAAATGTATTGCGGTGTTCACGCCGTGCAAAGAGTATAAACCTAACGTTGAAACAAAATGATAACAAAAGCAATTTTTTACGGTCTGAAATGTGACCGTTGTGGAGAAGTATACGAAGATGGTGAAGGCCATACACATTGGCCGGATGAAGATTCCGCGGTTGAATTTGCTATTGGTTTTGATGAAGAAAGTGAATGGATCGAGGAAGACGGCAAACACTATTGTCCTGAATGCTATACCGTTGACGAGGAAACAGACGAGGTGAAAATATTACCTCCGATTCCAGCCCACGTAAAAAAAATACAGGCATTTATCGAAAAGGTTATCAGGACACCTGTACACATGAATGAAGTCACAGAAATATGTAGGTTGTCATTTTACGTTCCTGCATCAAAAACTCTACAATCTTGTGACGAAAATTATATCCGTAATTATCTGGGTGATAAGCTGATTAACCTTGCATATTACGGTGATTTTATGAATTCTGAATGTATAATTGAAATAAAAAAGTAAACTCATGAAAAAACTATTAATCCTACTCGCTTTCCTGCCGATGCTGGCATGGGGGCAATGGTCACGAAATCTGTACTTTAATGGCACAACTCGCATTATAACAACAGATACCTGTAAATATATCAGTCTGAGCGATACCATCCCGGTAATCATGCTGGTATGCGATACGGCCTGTTATCAGTCTCCGTTTAATAGATTTGAGTTTGATGAAATAGATTCTCTTTATCACATGAAACAAACTCCATGTGAACAGCAAAATAGTGGTAAGGTGTTCTGGATGAGAGGCTATGAGGTTAGAATTAAAACAAGTGACTATTATTATTCTCATGACGCCTATCTGGACGAAAACAAAAAGCCGGTGAAATACCTGGTGTGGATAAGTAAGGAGGTGGGGAAATGAAATCCGCAATTTGGGCAACCGATTGTCCTCACTGTAAATTTATTTCAGAAACATTTAAAAATGCAGAAAACTCAACCGACAGGGAATATTGGTTGATGACAGAAGTGTTTGTATATCTGCATGGTTCCGATGTATGCTCAATGACTAACAATAAAATTAATTCAAAGCCGAATAAAATGAGAACACAAAAAGAAATTATGGTAAGATTTGAAAAGGCAGATGACCTTTTCGGAAGACAGGAAAGCAGTTCAGAAAATGATTGAAGAAGTCCCTGCTTCCGGACTTACAAAATTCTACCTCAAAAGACTTAAAAACAGATTGAAATGAGCATAGAAATTGTAAAAAAATCAGCATCAGACAAAAAAGAATATTCATTTATAAAATGCGAAGATTCTGTAAAAATTCTACAAAATGACTGGAAATTTGAACAGGCTAAAAACTTTTGTAGAAATAAAAAATGTCCATTTTATAATGGCTGGAATTATGGGTGTAAGCAAAATAGTGATGCTAAAAGATGTGCAGCGAGGATGTATTATTAACATTGCCAGTATTTTGTTAAACACTTAAAAAAGAATACGAACGCCTATCATTCTAAAAAGAAACGAAAATGAGTGACGGATTATTAAACGGATTCAATAACGGACGGGACACCACTGATGGAGTAGGTGGCAGGCCGGGATTGACAGAACGGCTAAAGAGCGTGGAAACGAAAATAAGCAAAACAAATGAAGAAATCCTGAACAATTATCCTTATGACGAAAATGGTAGGTATGCGGTGTTTATGGAAAATGACGTATTATCTGCCATGACCGCTGCCAGAGAGGACGAGAGGGAGAGAATGAGGCTGATGATAGCCGACGAGATAAATTCATTGTCTGATAAGTCAGACAGCAAAGATCGCTGGGCAATAAGCAGGTTGAATAAACTATTAGAGAAGATGAAATGAAATGAAATAATGAAACAATGACAACAGAAGAAGCAATGAAAATCCTAAAACGGCACAATAGGTGGCGCCGGGGTGCAAATATTGAGATGGACGATCCAAAGAGGCTCGGAGAAGCATTAGATGAAGCGATCCGGGTCATGAGGAAATCGATTAAGACCAAAACGAAATGACCAGAAAAAAACAGTACAACAGACGAGCCGCCCGGGTCCGAGCCAAAATGGACAACATCGAAAAGGAATATCCGGAAGTTGACTTCTACGATCCGACTTTGCGTGACGCATTTCGAATATACATCGAGCTGATGAAAGAGCTGGTATATGCCCAGGTCAATGCGGATTGCTGCAAAAGTGATGATCCGGACCGGATGTGCGAAAAGTGCGACTGCTGGAAACAGACACAGAAAAATTGTATGTAAAATAATTTGGCCGTCTCGGAAAGATTATTTATATTTGATTACTTCTTCATCAGTTTATAGGTTTAGGTTTCTACAAAGCCAGTTCGCCTCCCGGTGGATTGGCTTTGCTGCATGAAAATGGTCAAAATATATGAATTATCTACGGGTGCAAGTATCTGAAAACCTGTAATATATACATGAATTTGATGCAGGCACGTAAGGCATAAGATATTCTCTTTTTTCCGGATGTATGTAAACCGGTCAATATATAGAGATTTTTGATGCACCCCCGGTATGGGTCAATATATACTGGTTAATGAACTTCTGCCGGTCTGGCCATGTCTGGCTCCAGGTGTCCCGGATTATACCGGCCCGGATCGACATATATAATAGCATCTCAAAGTTTGCAAAACGTTTTGTTTAGAAACAATCTAAATAAGCTATTCGTTGTAAAATTTTGTCGCTGTAAATCAATGCTTTACGGATTTACCTGAAAAATAGTGCAAAAAATATTTGGATATTGATGTGGGACTATCGTACATTTGTTGGCGAAGATTAACAACAACAATTAAAAACAAAGATCATGAAAACAAAAACTAAAAAATCAGACTTTACTTTTGAGATGGTAAGCTACGGACGTTACAATGTAACTTATACCAGCCCGGTAACGGGAAAAAAATGGACCTGCCAGACAACTGACTCAGATTTTATTGACGGGGTTAAAAATCGCGAATACCCTACACGGCGGTTGTTGGACTCTTTAAAATGGACTTGTAAGAATTTGTAATTAATAACCTAGCAGCTGCCCTATCGGCTACACGGGGATTATTATGAAAAACAAAGCAAAGTCAGCAAAACCGGCCGGGACCGGAAAAACCCGGAAATCTCGCACGCATCGCGAAGTAAGAGAAATGCAGCTGTTCTTTTTAGAAGACAGCTTGACAGATTATCAATTCAGTTATCAGTCACAAAACCTAATCTATTAAGATTATGACAGCTACAACAGTAACAATCGACAATCGCGACTATACAGTATATCGCGTCAATAATGACTATTGCGGGAACCCTCGCTATGTGATTAGCTGGATGGAATTAGACCTGCCGAGATATTACAGCACAAAGAAAACCAGAGCTGCAGGACTGCAAATCTATCGCGGCAATGAATTCGGTGGTGGATTTGTGTTTCAGAGCTACAACGTGAAACATAGCCTGACTTTCATCGTTAGCACCCTGAAATCATGAAAACAACAGTAAACTGGCTGGGACAAATCGAATATCATTTTGAAAACGGTATCCTGGTAACTTTCCACAACCAAAATTGGATCGCAATAAATCACGGCGGCACTGTAATGTTAACCCCACATTTTGCCGACGCAAAAGAAGCAATTGCATACATCAACAATCGTTTTAACTTAATTTAATGCTCACGAATATGAAAAACAAGGAGTTTTGCAAAGATGGTAGCCTTACACAATACGCATTGTCCTGTGGATGTGTACAAAAGGCATGGAATAACAAAATACAACAATCGGTTTATCTCGAATCATTACGATCTGACTTGTACCATGTTCACGGCCGAAATTCAAAAGGTAACATTGATCATTTTTATTTCGATCGGTTAACGGATGCAAAAAATAAATTCAAAAAACTACAACATAATCTAACACAACCACAATGACCTACACCGAATCAGATTACTTGGATGCGGTTGCATACCTGGACAAACAGGCCAAACGCGACCGGAAGCACCGCGAACTCAATGGAGTAGAGCGGTACAAGACAGACCGGGAACGGCGGTTAATTATTGATACTGTCGCGAAAGTAAGGGAATTCGAGGGAATAGACGGGTTTATACGGGGCTGGGCGAAAAAACAGCCGGTGAATTATTTCACCCCGAGACTTAAAGAGATGGGATATATCAAATAAATACTAAAAAAACAAAGATCATGAAAACTTACATTAAAAACATTGAAGGGCTTGCAGAATATGCAGGTCAAGAAATTCGGAGTGAAGAAATAGGATACGGCGAAAGGGCTGTAGTCTTCACAGACTCTCACTGTGATAAGCTTGACGAGTTCTTAGCAGAAGCCGAATGCGGCACTTGCTTTGAACATAGAGGTAAAATGCTCTGCAAAATTAGACTTGCGTCTAATGATGCAGATGTAGTATATGAAGACGAAGACGGCGATATTTGTCAATTCTAAGATAGTTTTTCACATTTTCGATCTTAACCGGGACCACAATCCCGGTTTTTTTATGCCCGAATGAACGCCGTTGAACGCCGTTGCAAGTCCGTTCGATGCCGTTCAAACCCTTTTTTCAGCATTCATTCACACTTCATTATTCCTTAACATGGAATTATTCCATAAACCAGACGTTATGTTCATAACCTTACAAGTCAATTTTCGTCAACTTACAACAGCATAATAATCAATAACATAGCAACGCCGTTTAACGGACTTATAACGCCGTCGAACGCCGTTCAACGCCATCGAACAGACTCCCGTATTAGATGTTAATGTTGATATAGAATTATAATAATATAACCCTAACCCTTTTTGATCCAAAACCCAAAATCCGATCCAGACAAAACCGATCCAGTCCGGATCGAAACATACCCTATTGCAGGATTGAACCAAACCAGATATTTTTGCATCAAACAAAATGAAATCAAAATGCCAGCACCGATAGACAACAAGAATGCGGAAAAATGGACTGAGGAAAATGTCACAGCCTTAATGGTCGAACTGAACGAGAAGGCACAAGCAAACAGGTGCTACACACTATTCACCGCATTGGAAGGAAAACTATCCATTGACCAATACGATTACTTTGTCAATAAGTTCGCAAGCAATGACGTTGTATTACGAGCATTAAAAGATCTGAAGGAAACGATTAAGCGGAATATCATTGAAGATGCAATGCAGGGTAAGGTAAAGGAAACAATGTCGATCTTCGTATTGAAGTGTAACCATGACATGCAGGACAAACAGCAAATTGAGGTAGAACACAAAGGATCAATCTCCGTTAACTTCAACTTGCAAGATCAAGATACAGACCTGACTGAGCCAGCATAGACACAACTATACGACACGATATACCATAGCAGACCACAACCGGCCTGCTATTTTTGTATCAAGAACATCAAACAGGATAGATTGTCAGGAAAGGCGGGAAAGAACGGAAAATCACGCTCTCTCTTCAACTTTTTTCAATTTTCATCACTTTTGACCCATCCGGACCATCCCGAAACGACCTATTTAGAGTGCCCAAATTTCGATTATTATTTTCATTGGTACGTTTCCTTCACTTTGATAAGATAATGCAAATTTGACCCATAGGATCAAGCGAGAATGTATCGCATTGCTCTGACCTTATGTTGCAGATCGAAACAAGACGGTCCGGATCATACAAAACAGACTGACAATCTGTCAATTTTAGTATGTTTGTGCCTTAATGATTGTAATGTGCTGATAATCATACCCTGTTACTTTCTAACTACGAAAGTGACACCCCGCCCCCTATCGAGATTTTGGCCCGGAAACGGGATCTGTTCCCCACGCCTCGGGGCAGAAAAATCCGAATTGTGCAAAATAAATTTGGTAGATTCAAAACAATGTATTATGTTTGATGTGGAAAAACATATAAGTCTATGGCAACAATTAATTCATTCTTTCTTTGCTCCCAAGATGTAATAAACGCATTCCCCGAATGTGAGCGCTCAAAACCATTCAAAAGCGGTTTTGAGAACGACGAAGGCCTTTATTATGTCGCGCTATTAGACTTCGACGTTATTGATCGCTTCTACAGAGAAGTCGTAGAACCCAAAGATGATGTTTTCAACGATTTCTGGTGTAGGGAGTGTGTTCCGGGTCAAATGGATGTTTCTAAAATTACGCTTTCCGGGATGAGGCGCAATGGTGTGTTTTATGAGATAAGTGTTAAGATTGGATTGACAACAGAAAAAAATCAGGCAATGACAATCTATAACCTATCCCAAAAGTATAATTGCACACCTATTGAACTAATAAACAAGGTTGTATGCAAACAAAAGTAACATTACAGCGCAAACCGACCCACAAGTCCTTTACCGGCTACTTTCGGTCGTTGGCAGATAGTCGTCCCGATACAGTTCGGGAAGGTTGGATCGCCTCACTCCGGTATTTCGAGCAGTTTGCCGGTGGGGTACGGTTTGACGATGTTGACGAGCGGTTCTGTGATGAGTTCCGGGATTACCTGCTAAGCACCAATAGTTTGAGAACCAGATCAGTTCGTCTGGCTCATAACTCTGCGGTGTCATATTACAGTAAGTTCCTGTCTGCGTTACATTTGGCTTGCCGGGACGGATTGTTACCTGCCGGACTATCTGACCGGGTTGATCCGATCAGTGAGGTTGAGACTCAGCGGAACTACCTGACTATGGAAGAACTGAACCGGTTGGCCAGTGTCCGGTGCGGTGATGAACTGTTGAAGCGTGCCGCGTTGTTCTCTTGTCTGACCGGGATCAGGTTCTGTGACATTGAGAAGATGATCTGGTCGGAGGTGGAGCGGGTTGATGGTCAGGGTTGGATTGTTCGATTCACCCAGCGTAAGACCGGTGGTGTGGAGACCATGCCCGTATCGGATCAGGCTGCCGGGTTCATGGGAGATCGTCGCGGTCCGGATGATCGGGTGTTCTATGGATTGAACTACTCTGCCGCCTCGAACCGGGTATTGGCCAGGTGGATCAGGTCGGCTGGTATCTCGAAGAAGATCACGTTCCATTGCTTCCGGCATACGTTCGCCACGTTGCAACTCAGCTTGGGTACGGACATATACACGGTGTCGAAGATGCTGGGTCACCGGGATTTAAAGACCACGCAGGTCTATGCCCGGATCGTTGACCAGACAAAGCGGGAAGCGGCGGGGAGGATAAGACTGGGATAACGGTAATAGTATGAAAAAAATTAAATTTTAATAGAAATGGAAAAATTTGGAAAGTTTATGACAGTAGTTTTGGCTATGATTTTGAGCCCAATCATCAACGGTTTTGTTTTTTCAAAATTGTGGTTGTGGTTCATTGTCCCAATATTTCACATGCAACCATTAAGGACTGTTGAAGCCATTGGAATTGTGTTTTTGATAAATTTTGTTCGTTCAAAAAGAGACAGATCAGCTGATTCGGAAAAGTTTTGGACGGAGTTTTTGACCAACATTATTGATGTTATACTTCTGGCCGGATTTGCCCTACTTTCTGGCTGGATTGTGACACTGTTTCTTTAGTACCTTGAACCGTTTCGGCGCGGGGCGAGGAAAATGGAAATTAATAACTAAATTGAAATATTATGAAAAGTATATCTGAAGAAAGATTAATCGAACTTGGATTTGAAAAATCAAATTATTTTGAGTATTGGAATGGGAATGTTTTGGTTTCTATTGACGATGATGGAGAAAATATGGACATACTGGTGGGCTCTCAAATGACAACAGATTCCAGTTATGCAGGGAAGGCCCGTGGAATTCAAACAGAATCCGAGTTGTTAGCGTTGTGTGAATTGATAAATGGAAAGAAAAAACTATCTGATATTCGACAATATTATGAAATGCAAAAAGCAAGGTTCGATGCAATTGGTAAAATATCAGATGAAAGAGAATTTGAATCTGAGATTGAATGGTTCGTGGACCAGATCCCATATAGCGGCGAATCACAATTGTTGGATATGTTAAGGCATTTAAAAATTCATGTTAAATCAATAGAGATAGCGGCTACAATAGTACCGGCTACAAACGAAGAGGAATTAGATAGATTAACTTCGATGTATCAGCAAATGCAGTCTGGAGTTAATGCCTTGTGTGAATTAACTGGTTATAAAGGAATTGCAGAAAAGTATGTTGTAAATAAAAAATAGACTAAATGATTATCATTATTAAAAAGTGTGACAAAACCGGGGTGATTTATTCCGATATTACCGCCGTGTCCGAATTCTTTCAGGTTCACCGGGATACCGTCACCAGCCGGTTACCGTACTGGGAAGATTCGGATCACATAGTTTGCGAAACATACGAGTTTGTTAAGTCGAAACGGGGCAGAAAAAAACAGGAGGAAACGAAATGAGTTCATTTGGCAATAAAAATGGAATCTATGAATCCATTGGTGATTTTTGGGATGCCGTCAGGAAAAGTTCAATTGAGTATTCAATTAATGGTCAAAACGAAATGAGTAAAAAGAAGCGGAAAACAGACGAGCAGATGCTTTTAAAATGCGAATATCTCGAAATTTGCCGGAATTACTGCCATAACTGCAAAGTGTGTGGTCATAATCCTAAAAACGGCATAAGAACAAAAGACCCGGAGTGGGCAAATAAGATTAAATCTAAAAAATGTGAGAACTGGCAGAATTGCGTTAATCACATGTACTGTTACGTGTGCAAACGCAACCTACTGTTGACTTTCGATCCGGATTGGAATCCTGAAGATTTCTATCAGCCTAAGTTCGCCACTGGCGGAGTGGTCTGGGGCAAGGCGTTTCTGTGCGAACCCGAACTGATTATATCGGTTAATCCGGCTTATGGAGAGGACTGTTCTGCAACGGTAAAAGCCGAAAGGCGCGAAGGTGAATGGAGCATAGTTGATATAACGTTTAACGATAAAAACGAAACAATGGGAAAAGACAAGCAACAAACCGACAGGCCCGATCCATTAAAAGACGGTCTTGGTTATTGGGATTTAGTATTTGGTACGGGGCGATTCCAAAAAATCAAAGTACCAACACCCGAAGAGTTCAAAAGGCAAGCAGACCGATTGAATAGGTTGCGTGAAATGATTAATCCGAAAAATAGCGGATGGGCTTATGAAATGTATAAACAATATAAAAAAGAAACGATGAAAACAGAAAACATTTGGATTTCAGACACAATGCCCGATTCAGTTTCGGTTAACGGAAAGAAGTTTAAGCTCGTTCCGGTTGAAGAGGAATTGACGATTAGAGACTGCATGGATCCGGTAACAACTTTCGATAAGCGCGGTAGTATTGTTCCGGCTACATATCGGGATAGTATGATCAATTATCCCACCAAAGCCATTGCCGAAAAGGTACTCCTGTACGGCTTGCTCCAGTCCGTTGCGCATAAACTGAACGGAGGGAAACATGTTGAAAACGGATATTGTATTTCCATGTTTGGCGGGGAGTTTACTTTTACTACCCAGCACTTTCATTCTGGAAACGTTATATTTGAAACGCGGAAACTTGCCGAACAGGCCATTTCGATCTTCGACAAGTCAAAGTTTGACCTGAAAAAACTGTACCAATAACCCGTCTTGCGTGTATGGGAAAGAATGATTAGGTTTGTCATGAGTTAATTCCGAATTATGAAATTTAAAATTACACCATCGGGTCAGGCGAACTGCACTAAGCGACAGATCAGGTACGGAATACCTCTCACCCTATCCGGTGGTGCTAATTTTTATACTATGAATGCTTACATTTACACGTTGACCGATCCGAGAGACAATTTGGTTAAGTATGTCGGATGTACGACAAACGTAAAAAGAAGAATGTGGTCACATCAATCGGTTCGATACACTAATCCAAATTCAAAATGGGCTATTGGACTGGTCGAAAAAGGGCTGTACCCGATTATTGATTTAATTGATGTTGTTCCGTTTGAAGATCATGTTTATTGGGAAAGGTTTTATATTCAAGAGTTTAGAAAGAAGTTTAATCTTTTAAACAAGCTAAAGGGTGGAGAGGGTGTTGTTCCGGGATTATTTGCTGGTGAAAACAATCCAATGTACGGAGTGCACCTTACTGGAGAGAAAAATCACTTTTTTGGTAAGTCTCATACTGATGCAACGAAAGACATTTTACGAAAGAAATGTGGTCATGTTGGGTTGGATAAGGTTTGGAATAAAGGCAAAACCGGTATTTATACAGATGAGTCGATTGCTCAAATGACTGAAAACCAACCGGAAAGGAGGCCTATTGTTGTTAAGGACGTAAATGGAGAAATTATTCATAGATTTGTAAGTCAAAGAGAATGTTGTGTAAAGCTAAATATTGAAAGAAGTCAATTACATTACATCATGAATCTTAAAAAACGTGGGCCCATTTACAAAGGAATGACATTTGCTTATGAAACATAAGTCAATTGTAATAAACGCTGATTTTAAGTCTAATCCGAAACAAGGATTAGCGATGCGATATTTACTTGATGAGGTCACTACTGATCTGGTTTTCGGGGGCGGAGCCGGAGGTTCGAAGAGCTTTACCCTTTGTGCGTGGCTAATTGCAGTGGCTATTCGTTACCCCGGAACCCGTTGGCTAATGGGCCGGTCGAAGCTAAAGGCGTTAACCGAAACCACGCTGGTCACGTTCTTTGATGTATGCAGTCAGTGGGGGTTGGAGCCCGGAGTCCACTATATGTACAACAGCAAGTCCAATACGATCACGTTCGGCAAGGACTATGGCGGTTCGGTGATATTGCTGAAGGACTTATTTTCTTATCCGTCTGATCCAGAATTCGATTCGCTTGGTTCATTGGAGATAACCGGGGCGGCTGTTGACGAGGCTAGTCAGATTTCATCGAAGGCCAGAGAGATCATCCGGTCACGTATCCGGTATAAACTGGACAATTTTTGTCCAAAATGTGCCACAATCCGTAAAGTCCCGCTCGATGCAGATCATAAATGGACTTGTGAATGTGGAAATTACACCGGTGGACTGATTCCGAAGATGCTGATGACCTGTAATCCGACAAAGAACTGGATATACACAGACTTTTACCGTCCATTTAAGGAAGGCAAATTGCCGCCAAACAAGAAGTTTATTCAGGTATTGGCAAAGGACAATAAATACACACAGGCATCATATCTGGAAAACCTGCAAGGTCTGACCGGGTCGAACCGACAAAGACTGCTCGAAGGGTCTTGGGAGTTCGACAGTGATACGTGGAGCCTGATAGATTTCGATGCCATTGATGATATTTACCGAAATGTTGTTCCGAATGGTGAGCGGGTGATTACGGCTGATATTGCCCGTCAAGGTCGGGACATGACTGTCGTTTGCGTTTGGTACGGGCTGAATCTGGTTAAGATTTACTCGCTCGATAAGAATACCATCCCGGAATCGGCACAGTTAATCCGTAAGGCACAATTGGAACATGGCGTTCATAGTCACAATGTGTATATCGACATTGACGGGGTTGGATCTGGAACTTATGACCTGCTACCGAATACGAACGGGATTGTTAACAACAGCCCGCCGTTGTTCGTGGAGGGCGAGAAGGAGAACTTTGGTAACCTGAAATCACAACTATACTGGTATTTAGCGCATTACGTCAATAATCGACTGATCTGCATTA